TTCGACAACACGCGGCACTTTCTTTTCTACCCTGAAGCGGTGAACAAATGGCTCTCCCAAAGGACATGTGGCAAAAAAGACCGACGAGAGAACCAAAAGGCGCGACCATCGAACCAAAAGGACGGAACAATACCTAAGACTTCCTCTGAGACTTCTTCTGAGACTTCAAAGAAAGAAAAGGGTGCTTTTGCAAAGCACCAGTCGTTTTTCGGAGAAAAAAAGCCGTTGCATCCATATCCGACTTCGGAGGAAGCGATGAACGAGACGCTTGAACATCACGGCATAGAACCGAATCCTGATTATGACGGCAACTTCTTCGCCGTGATGCAGAAATCCGGCTGGCTCATCCGAGGCAAGCCGGTGCATGATTGGATCGCCACGTATGCCGCGAGGCTCGCGAAAACATCACCCTAAGCATTTACGCTTGCAACCCCGGCGCGGCGCGGCTATACGCAGCGCCAACAATGGCGCTCCCGCTTCTCACTATATTCCCGCAGTCAATCACGTCGGGGGACACGACGCGCCTGCAACTCAGCCTGCCGGAATGCCCGGCCTCGACCTACACGGCGACGCTCATTTTGAACCAAGCCGGAGTTGCGGCGGTGACGTGCGCTGGCACGGCGAGCGGCGACAACTTCCTGTTCACAATCACCGCCACGCAATCGTCGGCGATGCTTGTCGGCGCGTGGACATGGCAGGCTCGTGCAACGCAGACATCGAGCGGCGACGTGACGACCGGCGCGGCTGGCGATTTCATCGTTCTGGCAAACCCGGCCAGCACGCTCACCAAGTCAAACGCACAGCAGCAACTCGACGCGGCGAACGCGGCGCTCCTGTTGCTGGCAGGCAACCCCGACGCGGCGACGAACTTCAACGGGCAGAGCATCACCAGCGTTGACATCCCGAAAATGATTGCCGTTGTGCGCAACCTCAAGGCGCTTGTCGCGGAAGAAAAAAACGAAGCGTCCGGTCTGCGCGGTGATGCGCCGTCACGTTCCATCCGGCCTTATTTTGTATGAGCGCCGTCATCGAACGCTTTGCAACAACTGGCGAGAGTTTGAAAAAACTCAGCGGCGTTTATGCGATCATCCATCGCGACACGGGCATGGTTTACGTAGGCAGTTCAGCCGACATCCAATTAAGGATTAGTGCGCATCTGCGCGCGGCGCGCATCGGAAAGAACAGCCCGCTTTATCGCGCCATGCGCGCAAGCGGAGCGTCCGCGTTTGACCTTGAGGTTTTGGAGCGATGCGAAAAGGAGTTGAACAAATCGCGCGAGAATTTCTATATCGCCTTGATGGGCGCTGCGTCCGCAAACGGATTCAACGTCCTGAAAACAGCGCACGCATATCATGGGCGCGTGGTGAGTGAATCCACGCGCGAGCGACTACGCGTGGCCGCAACCGGAAGAAAGCAATCGCCGGAGGCAATCGAGAGAACAGCGTCCGCAAATCGCGGAAGAAAATGTTCAGCGGAAACGCGGGCTAAGATCGGCGCTGCAAATCGCGGAAAGAAAAGAACATCCGAGCAAATCGCGCAGCGCACCGCATCCCGCGCGGGATGGAGGCCCAGCGCCGAGCATATCGAAAAACTCGCATCTGCTCATCGTGGAAAAATTGTTTCACCAGAGACGCGCGCAAAGATGCGCGCTGCGCAGATTGGAAAAAAGCAGTCTGCCGAACATATCGAGAAAGCCGCAGCGAAACGTCGCGGACAAAAACGCACTCCTGAAGTGCGGGCGAAAATGAGTGCTGCGAAGCGTCTCGCGTATTGCGTTAGAAAAGAATCCGAAGCAAAATGAACTGGAAATTCTGGCAGTCCTCAAAAAGCGGATCGGTCACAAGCGCGGCACCGGGTGCGCCCGTCACGAACAGCTACCAGCAATTGATCACGACTCTAAAAAAGTTGTCTCCCGACTGGCAGGTTGATCGCGTTGGTGTCGAAGCTGACTTATACAGAAATCATTTCGAGCTAAGGGCATACTCGCGCAACCTCGCGCGGGAAAACCCCTACGTCATCGGCTACTTTCAAGACCTCTGCGCGAACGTCATCGGGCCGAATGGCTACACGATCCGCATGATGATTAAGGAAGAGGAAGATCGCGTGATTTACACGCCGCTGGAAAAGGCGACACTTCGCGCGGAGACGGAACGGCGAGCGCAGATTGCAGCCTACATCGAAAGGACGACCGGCAAAAAACCATCCGCAAAAAAACTTTTCCGCGAAGTCAAAGGCAAGGCCACGATACAGGTCGGCGAAATGGACGTGTTCGCCTGCCAACTTATCGAGCGGAAGTTTCGCGAATGGCAGTTGCGCGAAAATTGCACCGTCACTGGACGACTCAGCTACAACGAATCCCGTCAGCTTCGATTGAAATCCGCCGCGCGCGACGGCGAGCATTTTATCCGGCTCGTCCGCGATGCGCGCTATCAGCCATTCGGCTTCAAGATTCAGCACATTAACGCGGAGTGGTGCAGCTACTACTTCACCGGCAAATGCGCTGCGACTGGCAACCCCGTGCGATTCGGCATCGAGTATGACGACAGCGGAGCGGCACCCGTCCCGGTGGCGTATCACTTCGTCAAGGCGACCGCGAGCCAATGGGGAGGCTACGCGCCCATGCCGTTCATGCAAGGCGGCGAGGAAAACTGCACGCGCATTCCAGCCGAGGACATCATTCACTACGCCAAGTTTGACGACGACGCGGACGTGACGAGGCCGGTGCCGTGGACGACGCCGATCATGAGCAACGCGCGCCAGCTTGCGAAATGGATGGAAGCTGCGGTTGTATCCGCTCGCGTCGGCGCGTGCTCCAATGTCTTTTTCGAGACGGATTTAATCGGGCCGGATGGCATGGCGGCAGCGCAGCCAGACCCCGACATCATGAAAAAGTTCTCGCTGGAAATGAACCCTGGCGGAATGCACGGCCTGCCTCCCGGCGTGCGCGCCAAGGAGTTCAACCCGAACAATCCGAATCCGGCGACGGGCAGCTTCCGCAACGAGAGCCTGCGCGAAATGTGCGCGGGCCTTCCAGCCGCGCAATTTTCGACGCTCGGCCAGAACTACTCCGAGATCAATTTCAGCGCGGGCCGACTTGAAAGACTGAGCATCACCGCGCAATGGATGATGCTGCAAGAATGGGACATCTCCACAGCGGAGCGGCGCATCTTTTCCGAATGGCTAAAGATGGCGCTCATCATGGGCGCGGTGCCGTTGCCGGTGGCGAAGTTTCGCAAGTTCAACGCGGTGAAATTCACAGGCCGCCGATGGGCAGGCGTGGACGCCGTGAAGGAAGGCGTCGCAAAGGCGCAAGACCTCGCCAACAAATTCACCAGCCTGCAAGCCATCCACGATGAGCAAGGCACCGACCTCGAGCAGACGTTGACCGAGATCGCAGAGAGCAACATGCTGATGGAGAAATTCGGCATCGAGACGGCGACCACCAAGGGGCCGATGACTCCACCGGACAAAGACGAGCCGGATGACGACGACGAACCACCCAAGAAAAAAGAAGCATGAAAAAGAACTGGTATTCCATCACCGCTAAATCCGACTCCGAATGCGTCGTGGATATTTTCGACGAAATCGGAATGTGGGGAATTTCCGCAAAGGAATTTGCCGAGCAACTGCGCGCCGTTGGCAAGGTGAAAAACCTCACGCTCAATCTCGACAGCCCCGGTGGAGACTGCAATGACGGCCTGACGATTTACGATGCAATCAAGGCCAGCGGCGCGAGCGTCACGGTGAACGTCATCGGCCTTGCCGCGAGTATGGCGAGCGTCATCATGCTCGCAGCCGACGCGGGCAAGATTCGCATTTACGAAAACGCCCGTGTGATGATCCACCGCGTCACTGGCGGAGCGCACGGCAACACCGACGACCTCGCAGCCGCAGCGCAACTCACAAAGCAATTCGAGGATCGCATCGTATCGCTTTACGTCGCGCGCACTGGCAAGGACGAAGCTGAGATTCGCGATATGATGAAGGCGCAACTCGGCACTTGGTTTTTCGGGCAAGAAGCAGTTGACGCAGGCTTCGCGGACAGCGTGATCAGCGGCGCGAAAGCCAAGGCATTCAAGGCGCAATGGGCGGGACTATTCACAATGCTTCCGGCTGCTCTTTTCAAAGGCGACGAAAAAGCTATTGACACCGCCGCGCAATCTGTTATAACCGCGCAAATGGAACCTTCCACGCCCACACCCGTTGTTGCCGAGCCAGTCGCGCCGGTAGTCCCCTCGCTCGCAACTCCGCCTCCCGCGCCCGTGGAAGCGCCGCCCGATGTTCCGGCTATTTCCGCGAAAGCCGCAGCCGACGCAATCACCGCCGAACGCGCACGCATCACGGAAATCAAAGCGTGGGCAAAGTCGGTTGAAGCCGTGCAGAAAGTCAGTTTGACCGACGCCGTGGATACCTTCACCGCAAACGGAAAGAACCTCGCCGAGTTCAAGGAGCACGTCATCCTGAATACGTTCAAGGCCGCGACCGTCGCGACATCCACGGACGCGCAGGGAGCCGCAGGCAATACGCTAAAGCGCGCCGACTTCGACAAGCTCTCGCCGTTCAACAAAGCCGACTTTTGCAAAAAGGGCGGGAAGATCACCGACTAACCAACCGCAGAAAACCTCACTTCGTAACCGCACAAATATATGGCCGCACCCACCAACAACAACACACTCACCAGCCTGATTCCCGATGCCTACGCCGCGCTTGACGTGGTGAGCCGGGAGTTGACCGGTTTCATCCCGACCGTCGCCCGCGATTCCCGCGCAGACATGGTTGCAGTCGGGCAAACGCTCCGCTCCATCGTCGCACCTGTGAACGCCTCGGGCGCTGACATCGTTCCCGCGATGGCCGTTCCTTCCGCGCTCAATCAGACCATCGGCAACAAGTCGCTCACGATCACCAAAGCCCGCTCGTTTGGCTTTAGCTGGAGTGGTGAGGACATCATGGCGGTGGACAAAGGGCCGGGCTACCTGACGATCCAGCAGGATCAGATCGCGCAGGCTATCCGCGCCGCAGTCAACGAAGTGGAGACTGACATCTGGACTGCCGCGAACGCTGGCGCTTCCCGCGCCTTCGGTGCGACGGCCAACACCGCGCCTGTTATCGGCGACTTCAGCAACGCGAAGAAAATCCTCGACGACAACGGCGCTCCCGGTAGCGACCGCCACGCCGTGCTTTCTACCGCCGCTGGCGTTGCGGTGCGCGGATACGCAAACCTCTACAAAGTCAACGAGGGCGGCGACAGCACGCTGCTCCGCCAAGGTCTGCTCGGCGACCTCTACGGCTTCTCGCTTCGCGAGTCCGCAGCGGTCGGCAGTCAGACCGCTGGCACGATGGCGAGCGCCACAAGCACCAACGCCGCGTTCACGGTTGGGCAGACTGTCATCCCGCTCGCTACGGCGGGCACCGGCGTTGTTGCCGCTGGCGACATCATCACGTTCGCCAACGACACGAACAAGTATGTCGTGGCATCCGTAAGTTTCGCAGGCGCGAACCCGGCCAGCGGTGACAGCATCACGCTCGCCGCTCCCGGCCTGCGCATCGCTCAATCCGCCGCGACTCGCGCGATCACAGTGTTCGGCACAAGCTCGCGCAACTGCGCGTTCAGTCGCAACGCCATCGTTCTCGCCACCCGCCTTCCGGCTATCCCGGCGCAGGGCGACATGGCGCTCGACCGCCAAGTGATCACCGACCCGCGCACCAACCTCAGCTTCGAGATTGCGATGTATCCCGGCTATCGCATGAACACCTACCACGTCTCGCTTGCATGGGGCGTCACGGTGTTCAAGCCGGAGCACCTCGCGATCATCATCGGCGGAGTCTAGTCAGATTGGTTGTTCATCTTAGCGCCCGGTCTGTTCACTCGGGCCGGGCGCTTTGCTTTTCCCAATGTCACGCACCACAGACGCACACGACCGGCTAGTGACATCGCAGGCGCGATGGACAG